AATTTTGATATGTCAAAGGCTAGCGGTTTAACTCCATATATGAAACCTGGTGGTATAGCTATTTGGTTAGATACTGATATGGCGGCCTTATCTAAATTGGATGTAACCAATAAAGATACATCGGCTGAGAGTCAGAAAAAAATAGAAAAAGAAGTTAAAAAAGATGAGGCTACTAATCCTGATTCAGGGCCTATTGTGTTACCTACGGCTGATTCTGATGTATTGGCATTTTTAAAAGAAAAGCTATTAGGTGATGCTGGAAAAGTAGTTGAATCAGTTAATGGCACAGTTGCACTTGCTAAATCTGGAATAAAGAGTAGAGAAGTAAAATTTGCCCAGTTAATATTATTAGCTCCTGAATTTAGTAAAGAATTACCTAATATAAAACTTGCAATGACACTAGGTTCAGCAGACGGATCGTACGGACCAAAAACAGCAGCAGCATATGGTATTATACTTGATGATAAGTTAGATTATCCACATAATTCGCTTGAAGTAGCTGATGTTGAAAAACTTGCTCAATTTTGTACACTAGTTAAATTAACCAAACCTAGATTACAACAAATATGGGATGCATCTGAGTTAAAAACTGGAGGAGGTAACTCTGGTACTAGCGGTAAGGCTGGTGCGGACGGGTCATTTACCTTTATTAATAAACCTTAAATATTTAAAAAAATTCCAAATATGAAACATATAAACTTAACAAACTATGCAATTCTTACTGAGAATAAAAGTAGTGGATACTATTCAGTAACTGAAGCTGAGACTTCTGGTACGGCTGGTACGGCAGGCACAGCTGGTACCGCTACAAAGGTTGCGGCAAAACCGCTCTCAATTGATGCTGGAGACTCTGAAGAAATTAAGGCAATAAAAGGTGTAATTATTAATAAGAAACCAGTTGAGGCATTTAATGCATTAACCGCAGGAGCTACTGCGTTAGCTGCTTCTACCTCTGTAAAATCGGTAGTTGATGTTACAATTGATACTAAAACCTATAAAGTTGACTTAAACAAAATAGCTGATACAAAACCTTCTCAAATTTGGATTGACTATGACAGCGCAAGTCTAAAATTAATTGAAGGATTAAATTTAGAATATATTACAAACTATATAAGGGAACAAACCTCAGGTATTGGAACAGCAGAGGAAGAGGTTGCAGCAATGGCCGGCGCAATAATTGCATATTGTAGAGAAAAAGGTGGAAATTCCAAAGCAGTAATGGCAGCGGTTGCAGACTACTATACTAAAAATAAAGGTCAAGAATTTTATTCAATGTTAGATGATGACTTTAATGGTTCTCCAAACGTACTAGTCGATGCATTATTTGGAAAAACCGTTAGTCAAGATCAAATTGAAACAGCCTTAATGGTGGATGCAAGTGAAAGTTTATTAGTTGATTTAGCGATTATGTTAGGAACTTGGGGATTAACTACCCTTAGTGCCGGAGCCGCTGCTCCAGCTGCAGTTGTATCAACTGCTAAGGTTGGATCTACCGTAAAAAATATATTTACATTTGGAAAAGCTGCAAGGTCAGCTAAAGCTTTAGAAACTGGAATTGTTGCAGCTGAAACTGCATTAACCGGAGCTAAGCTATTAACCGGGGCTAATAAGCTAAGACAACTAGGTTCTGCAATTAGTCTAAGTGCAGAAGAGGTTAAAGTAATACAGGGTGCTAAAAATGCATCTCAAATTAGTAAGTTCCTAACTGCAACCAAAGGCGGTTCAATGAGTTTAAATGGAGAAAAAATGGCAGCTGAACTTGCAGCAGATTCGCCTGGTTTTTTTAAATCAATTAAAGAGCTCTTTAAAATATCTCCAGGTGCAGTAACCAAATTAGTTGCAGCAGTTGGCGGTCCTAAAAATGCTACATTAATCGCAACTGCACCAGGCGCAATAGATACGGTTCTCGATACAACCGCCTGGTTAACCAGTAATCCAGAAGATGAAAATGAAACTGGCTCAAATGCTGATATTAGTGAAGATGGTATTAATAAACTTGTAAATGCACTATATAATGAGGCTAAGAGCGGAACTTTTGGATATACTGACGCCGGCGCTGAACTTAAAATTGCATTTTTAATGTTGAGTTTAACTCCACAAACATATGCGTTAGTTGATAAAGCCTGGACAGTTTCATACGGCGGTAAATACGGAAATTTATATGATTCATGTGTTGCTGGAGAATTAGATGGCGATCTATTTGATTTAGTTAATGGATATTTAGGTAGTTTTGGGATAGGCGAACTTGCTGGAAAGGTTGCAGAACTTAAAGCTAATTTAGCTAAGCCGGCTAGTACTGAACCTGCTAAACCAGTAAAGGAGTCAATTACACAGGCTAGACTAAAAACATTTAATGATTTTTATAAAAACTAGTTTTACTTAAATAAATTTTTAAAAAAGCTGAAGAAATTCGGCTTTTTTTGTTTTATTTAGTATAATAATTTTATGCAAAATGATTTTATACAGTTACAAAACTTTATTGAAGAGATGAAATCTAACTCTTCGGTTCTTATAAAGAAGGAGATTCTATTAAAATATGATTCTCCGTTCTTAAGAAAAATATTTGAATATACATATTCTCCATTTAATCAGTACCATGTAACCTCTGCTAATCTTAAAAAGCGGTCAGATCTAACTCTATTATACAACTATAATGACTTATTTCAGTTACTTGATGATCTAAATGATAAGCATGTGACTGGCCACACTGCAATTCAGTGTGTTAATGGTTTTATTGCAAAATATCCAGAGTTCTCAGAACTCATCTATGATATCGTTGATCGTAATATAAAAACCCGAGCAACAGCAACCTTAATTAATTCAGTTTTACCCGGAACAGTTCCAACGTTTAATGTAGCCTTGGCTGAAAAATTTGAATCAGCTGAAAAAAAGATAGACTTTGAGACTCAAACCTGGTGGGCAAGTCGTAAGCTTGATGGAGTCAGGTGTATTGCAGTTATTGATAAGGCTGGAGAAATAAAGTTTTTTTCCAGACAAGGTAAAGAGTTTTTAACCTTGGCTAATCTAGCTACTGATCTTAAAAAATTAGGATTAAGGTCAACTGTGCTGGACGGAGAAGTTTGTCTAATGCAAGAGTCTGGTCTTGAAGATTTTCAAGGTGTAATAAAAGAAATTGGTAAAAAAGACCACGTAATTAAGTCGCCAAAATATCATATATTTGACCTATTAACGCTTGATGAATTTGAAAAAGGTGCTGGCGAAATATCATTAACTGCCAGGCTGGTAATAATAAGTACACTATTTGAAGAGGTAGAGCTTGAATTTGCCGAGCCACTGTATCAGTTTAAAGTAGAGAGTCGTGATCATTTTGAAGTATTAGTAGCTGATGCATCAGCAATGGGCTATGAAGGTATAATGATTAGACATGATGTTGGTTATGAAGGTCGTCGCTCAAAAAATCTGTTAAAGGTTAAAAAGATGCATGATGCTGAGTATACAGTAACTGGACTAGATTCAGGTATAAATCGTATCATTGATGCAGGTAAAGAAGTTGAAGAGGTTATGTTAAAGGCCGTAATGATAGAGCATAAGGGTAATACAGTAAGAGTTGGTTCAGGTTTTAATCTTGAACAGCGTCGATATTATCACCAAAACCCAAATGAAATTTTAGGTAAAACAATAACAGTACAATTTTTTGAAGAAAGTCAAGATATGAAAGGTAATTTTTCTCTCAGATTCCCAGTATTCAAAGGTATATACGGAAAAAATAGAGAATTTTAAAATATGAAACATAAACGAATAATATTAGTCGGCCAGGCCGCAAGCGGCAAAGACCATATTCGTAAAACGTTTGAGGCTCAAGGTTTTAAATATGCTGTGAGCTATACAACTAGACCGTCAAGGCCTAACGAGATAGAAGGAAAGGATTATTTTTTTATTAAACAGCCTGATGCACAGGATATGATTGATAAATGCGAATTTTATGAATGGGTTGCATTTAATGGATGGATTTATGGAACAACTAAAAAGCAGTTTTATAATGATGATATTTTTATTATGACACCAGCTGGCTTAAATCAATTATCTGAAGATGATAGAAAAACATCATTGGTAATTTATTTAGAGATTGATGAAAGTATAAGAAAACAAAGATTACTGGAGAGAAAAATGCCAGGCGATTCAGTTGAGCGTAGACTCGAGGCTGATTGCGAAGATTTTAAAAATTTTAAAAACTATAATATAAAAATAACAAATCAAAACTTTTAACATGAGCAATTTTGAATTAACAGGGGTAATCATTGAGGCATTTCCAGCCCAAACATTTAACAAAGGATTTCGTAAACGCGAATTTGTCGTTGAGACAGGGGATAAGTATCCACAAAAAATACTATTTCAATTGGTACAAGAAAAATGCGATATGCTGGAGTCATTTGGTATTGGCGATACTGTTACTGTATCATTTAATCCAAAAGGCCGCGACTGGACTGATAAAACGGGTCAAGTAAAATATTTCACAACTCTTGAAGCTTGGAGAATTAGTGGTCAAAAAAGAGCAGAAATTGGAAACTCTTCTGATGATACTGACTTTGATGATATTCATACATCAGCACCTATCTCTAAATCAACAACTATACTTGATGAGTTAACTGATGATGATTTACCTTTTTAGAATATAACCATGAGGTTTGTTAGTATTGATATTGAGACAACTGGATTAGATCCAGAGTATTGTCAAATTCTTCAAATTGGTGCAGTTATTGAAGATACCTTAAATGTGGTACAGGTTGATCAACTGCCTAAATTTAAGTGTATTGTTGAGCACGCTAAATATACTGGGCAAGCATTTGCACTAGATATGAATCAGCCAATTTTATCAATTCTAGCAAAATTACAAACTTCAAATAAAGAGGATCGTCTTGCAATTAGAAGTGAATATAATATTTTACCTGAATCACTGGTTGCCCAATCTTTTTCAATGTGGCTAAACTCAAATGGATTAGGCCCAGTCAATGAAGCTGCGAGTCAAATTAGCATAACCGTTGCTGGCAAAAACTTTGCAACTTTTGATAAATTATTTTTAGAAAAACTATCAGGTTGGACAAATAAAATTCAAATCCGGCAAAGAATTATAGATCCATCAATCTTATTAATGGATTGGCAAGTTGATAAAAGTTTACCAAATTTACAAACATGTATGGATCGATGCCAACTATCTGGAGAAGTAACCCATGATGCTCTGCAGGATGCACTCGATGTGGTTAGAGTTATCAGAACGGCAACCAATGATTATACCATTGTTAATATTAATTAGGGTGAAATAAATAACATTATAAAAATATTACGTGTTATGATTAAGACCTTTAAAACTTTTACAAATGAAGCACTTAGTCCAGCTATTTTAACCAGTTCAATTAATGAGTGTACAGCTAATCAACTTAAGAGTATTTCTGAATTTAAAAGTACTTATAAAACTGCTTTAGATAAAGCAAATAAAATTGTTAACGTATATCAGGTAATTGATACATTTAGTAACTGGCTAGTTGGTAAAACGCCATCAATGGTCCAAGCTGCTCTATTAAATTCGCCAGGAACTGCTGATAAACTGGTAATTGAGGCATATAGTTTCATTTATATGGAAATACAAAATCAATTAAAGTCAATTGGTACACTTAAAAAATCAGCACTTAAATTACTGGCTCCATCTGCTGCTGACTTTGATTCTCAAAAAACTGACTCAGACTTAGAGAATCAAATTATACAGTTAGTGGAATCGTTATTTGATGTAGGCTTTATGATTGGTTACAAATTTGATAGTAAGTCAATCGAGGCAAATAATGCTTCAAATTGGTCAGTTTCTTTTACCAAATCTCTTAATTCTAGGAAATCTTTAATATTCAAAAATATTAAACTATTAATTCGTAACTTTTTATATAACTAATTGTCTATGACAAAATTAAAAGAGTGTTTATTACTATTTGCTATTCAGCTTGTACTTTATGGAATTTTATGCATAAATTTCAGAGCAGTTGCTGAAACTCAATATCACTTAGCCGCAGTTAGTGATTTTACAATAGCTTCACTAAATTTTTTCGTAATCCGTAAAATTGCCAAGAGTGAAGATGCACTACATCAATGGTTTGGTTATGTTGCTGGCTCAGTAGCGGGTTCGTATTTAGGTATTTGGCTATCGGTTCAACTAGCCAATACAATTGTGTAGTATAATAACTACATGAAAGATAATAATGTACGTTTGGGCTATTGTTGTATTAATTTATCATTAGCCGATAGAAAAATTACAGCAAATCGTGGAATGATTAAGCGAACCTTTCAGGCAAAAGGTCAAGACTACTGTAGTTTATTAGCACACCAAAATATAAAAGATGTTCTTACAATTCTACGCTGGAATCTAACACATGAAATCTATGTATACCGAATATCAAGCGATATTTTTCCATGGATGTCAGAATACGAAATTCAAAAGCTTCCTAATTTTTCTGAAATTTTAAAGGATTTACAAAAGATTGGCGAGTTTGTTACCGCAAATGGTATACGCATATCAATGCACCCTGGTCAGTTTGATGTATTACCATCTCCAAACGAGTCAGTTGTTAGAAAAACGCTAAAGGATTTGGATCAGCACTGTGAAATTATGGATCTTATGGGCTTACCGTTAACTCATGAGTTTCCAATTAATATCCATGTTGGCGGCACGTATGGTGATAAAGAGGCAGCAGCTGAGCGATTCTGTACTAACTTTGAAAAATTATCCGCTAATACAAAAAAGCGGCTTGTTGTTGAAAATGATGATAAAGAAACTCAATATTCAGTAGTTGATTTATATAATTTAATTTATAAAAAAATATCAATACCAATTACATTTGACTTTCATCATCACCGATTCAATACCAGCGGGCTTACTGAAGAAGAGGCTTTAATTCTAGCCTCAACCACTTGGGGTAATGCTACTCAATTAACTCATTATTCAAGTTGCAAAAAAACATATGAAGATGCATCAGTAATTGCACGGTCTCATGCGGACTATATTTATGAACAAATAAATACCTATAACCGCACGTTTGATATAGAGCTTGAGTGTAAAATGAAAGACCTTGCCCTAATTAAATATAGAACGTACTTTGCAAATCTACGTGAAACCTATTTACCGTTTGATGATAAAAGTATATTAGAAAAAAATCAATCCTAAATGGATACAACTAACACAACTACTGAAGACTGCGGATGCGGCGGCTCTTCAACAATAAAGACTCCACAGCCAACCATTCTTTCTAAAATAATAAATAAGGTATTTGTTTCAGAATCTACTAAAAATCATAGGCTTTCTATTTGTAAAACGTGTGATCACTTTGACTCAACATTTACCAGATGTAGACTGTGTGGCTGTTTTTTAGAAGCAAAAACTCGGCTTCAAGGCTTTCACTGTGCACTTGATCAAATCGGAGAAACTCCAAAATGGTAATCTTTAAAAACTTAAAAAGGGACGTAAGTCCCTTTTTTTAATTACTCAATTAGTCCTAATATTTTAGACTCCTGAACTGCCTCTAATTGGCAAGGCGAAATTCCTTGACCAAATCGATCCATTAATTTTTGTTCAGCTTCCCCAACTGATGAGGCCTGTACCAAATATTGTTCTCTAATTTTTTTTGTTTTGCCATTGTCATCTTCTGACTCAAAGCGTAGTTTTGCTAAATAATACATATTTTAAGTTTTGATTTGATATGTTTTACTTGAAACGGCTAATCAGTTT